TGAATTGAAACTTGTTTTCTTCTAATTTTGCAAGTTCTCCGTATGCTTGTATTTTTAAGGTTCTTTCTGCTATTTTTGCAGCTTTCTCATCTTTCATGAGATCATATCTTATTTTAGCAAGACTTTTTCTATCTTCTCTTTCTTGTTGGTTGATTTGATTCAAGTCTTTACCGAAAGATTCAACACCAAAAAGTAAACCTTTTGATATGTTTGTAAGAGCGTTTCCGCTTTCTCCTGCCGCTGTAGCTAAACCACCTTTAATCATGGACATCCAAAAAGCTGTCACCCTATCATCGTCATACTGTCCTTCTTTTAAGTCTAAAACTTCTCTAGCCTTTTTATCTACATCTTCAAGGTTTATTTCGTCCTCTTCTTCTTCCATCAAAGATTCTATTTTTTGCATGTAATTTGTTCGTTTAGCATCGTCTGCTTCATATCGTCTATCTATCTTTGCTAATTTGTCTTTGAAAGCTTCATAGCTACTAGCTACATCAGTAAGAAAACTAGATTTCTTTGTGTCTTTAGGTTTATCATCTGCTGGTTTATCATCTGCTGGTTTATCATCTGCTGGTTTTAATATATTTTCAGTTGTTTGATTAATTTTACCTGGTGCATCGTCTAATTGTGCTTTTGGTGCAACAAATTTAGGCTGTGTATCTAATTGAAAATTATCAACTTGCATTATGTTTTCTTTTTTTGGAGTTACTCCAAATTCTCCTTGTTGTTTAATTATTTTTAAATTTTTGTCTTGCTGTGTTTCTTTTTTATCCATTTGTGATTCAGCAGGTAAATCAAGACTTCTGTTTAAATTATCTTTAGGTATAAATTTTTTAAGATTTTTATCGTATGTTATGTTTGGATTTTGTTTTAAAATTGTAGGAACAGCAAGAACAGAAAAACCTCTTTCGTTAAAAGAATCGGCTATAGATTGAACACCACCATCTTTATAACCTTTAACTGCACCACCACCAGCATAATTCTGTACTGCACCCATTAACTCTGGCGATGATGCAAGAATACCCATAGGCTGTCTGCTGTTATACATATTCATAACTTGTTGTGCGAACATTCTTCTTTTTAGTGGATCATCCATTAAGCTCTCCCGAAACCTGGAAAACCTTTTCCTTGATTCATTAAACCAAAAGCACCGATACCTGCTTGTGCAAGACCCAATAATTGTGAACTAGTGCTTGGAGGAGGTGTTGTAGTTTTGGAAAAGGTCTGTTGTAGTGCTGGCACGCCTCTAAAGATATCAGATAAAAATCCAATTTGCTGAAAAGGTAATGATTGTTCTGCCAGTATGTTTGCTTTATCAATATCAAGTTGTTTTTGTCCTTGCTGTTGTTGTAGTCCACCGATTCCTAATAATGTATTAATGTCTTGAACACCCATTTGTTGTCCTAGTTGACCTAATCCTGCTACTTGCGTTCCCAACGCTCCAACAGTCTGACCCAACTGACCTGTAAGTTGTGCTTGTTTTAATTGTTGTTGTGCAGCTTGTTGTGCTAAGTTTTGTGCTTGTTGAAATCCTTGCGATCTTAATTGTGCACCAGTTCTTGCTTGTTGATCCATGACATCAGCAGCTATCTGTCCTTGTAATACTGCTTGTCTTGATCCGCCAAACGCACCTGATCCAACGGCTCCTGCTTGTGCTTGCAGTTGTTGTTGTGCACCTTTATCTGCAATATCTTGTTGAGTTTTTGCAATGACATCTTCCATAAAAGGATCCATGAACTGTTGATAGCTCGTTGGATCTATTCCTGCACCAGCGACATATTCTTGTGCAGTTCCTAGTTGCCCAATCCCTTGACCAAGAGCCTCTGTTCCTTGTTGCAGAAAAGGTGCAAAAGATCCTACACCTTGAAGTGCTGATGCTATTGCTTTTTGCTGTCCCTCTGAAAGTCCTGCTAATTTCTGTTCAGCAAAAGGCATTTGTGAACCTTCACCCGTCAACGCCTTTGCACTAGCAAATATATCTGCTAAAAATTTTTCTTGAAATTCTGGTAATCTTACGGTTTGTTCAACTGTTTGTGTTGCCATTATGCGGCTCCTTCTAGTTGTGACATCATATCATACATTCTAGCAGCACCAATATTTCTATCGCCACCACCTGCACCACGGACAGCTTTTGCAGTTAATACAAACTCACCGTCTGATAGTCTAGCAGGAACTGAATCGCTGGTTCCTGTACCGGGGCCTTTTACTTCTCCACCCACAGCTGCTTCTAATGGATCTATTGAAAATATACCTCTATTTCTATTATCTTCAAAGTATTTCTTTCGTTCTTCTTCATTATCTAAATTATACAGTTTATCACCTATACGTCCATATCCTAATCTTGTTTCACCTTTAGGGAAAGGACGCATTTTTTTCTCTTCTTCCTTTTCTTGCCCACCTAAAGCTCCTAATAATCCTAATCCAGCACCACCTAATGCTATTTTACCAGCAGTAGATTCTGGGATCATGCTTTTTAAGAATGATCCAATGCCACCTGTGTCTGCTGTTTTTACAGATGCGATTGGATTACCTGTTATAGCACTAGTTGTTGACGGAGAGGCAAAAGGAGAACCAGAAGTATCAAAATTAAAACCTTTTCCAAAACCTTTACCACCCATTGCGTATGTCGTTGCTCCTGCAAGTGCTGCATTTTGTAAGGCTTCTTCTGCACTTCTACCTGCCGCAAGAGACCCTATGCCAGATCCTATGGATGCACCTAATGGACCACCAAAATACATACCAATAGCACTACCAATCAATGGTGCGGCTTTTTTTAATGATCTAGTAATGTTTTTAAAAATGCCCATAGTTCATACTACCAATAATTTGTTGTTTCTACAATCCTATATTCTAGATATCGCACTCGTTGTCACCCTTGTTTTAGATAACTCTTGAATACTAGCCACAACATGCAATCTATTAGCTGTTGCAGCCTGTACTTTTAATATCTCTCCACTTTGTAATATCAAATCTTTTGAAAGTAATTCTACCGTTGTGTTAGCTCCTACGGCTTTCACTTTAAATAAACTAAACGTATCACTGCCATTTACAAGTTGCACTGTAATTGTATCAGCGTTGCCACTATCTTCAGACACTAATATAGAGTTTACAACGGCTGCATTGAAATCGGCATCACTAGGAACTGTAAACAAAGTTGTAAGATCCGTTGTGGTTAAATCTACTTTTGCGTTTGTTACACCTTGAATATATTGAGGAATACTGGTTATTAACATTAGCGTCTACCATCCTGTCTTATATCCACTCTAGGTGTACCTAATTTATATTTAGTTCCCAGTGATGTGGAATCAATTCTTAAAGCAAAAGATCTGCCTCGTAAACGATAATTTAATTTTTCTGTGAACTGCTCTACTGGACTAGTTGCAGATCTCTGTGTTGTAACTTGTGCTGTCTCGTTAAAATTAGCACCAGGATTATTTCTTGATTTCATAGTAAACGATACATCTGGGTTAACACTTGTTGATCCAGTAAACGTAATATCTGGTATAACTTGTTTTAAAAACAAGAACTTATCGCCATCTCCTATATCTATGGCTGAAGATTCTATAAACGATGTCATAGCAGATCCATCATCATCAAATCCAACCTCATGGTTATAAAGCAACGAACCACCTGTGGCTTGTGGTAGGTTTCTTATGCCTCTATCAAGCCATGCTTGTCTTTCAAGTGTTCCGTAATACCAAACTTTTTCTAAATAATTATAGGCAACATATTTATCTATCTCTGTACCAGCAGATGATGGATAAAACCATAATATTTCACTAAATTCAGAATTAAGTCCTACATGTACTTTATCACGCTCTGCAAAATTAAAATCTAAAAATACTTTATCCAGAATAAACATAGAACGTATCTACACCCATCCAAAACACTGCATCCTCAACAGCTATTGCAGAGAACGGACTCATAATTGTTATGTTCTTTGACAATTCTTGCAAACCAAACGTAAATGGTGGACCTATGAACTTCATGGCGTGTAGTGTTTTATTAGTGAAGACGAGTATCTGTTGTTTTGTTTCAACAGCTTGTACGAAGGTAGATCCACCACCTAATCTTAAATCACCTGCTGTGTTTGTAGCAGTTGGGAAAAAATCCACTGGGTTTTCTTGTGAAGAAAAACGTATCAACAAAGGATCTTGCACACCATCACCTCTTTTAGTCGCCTCTTGGTCAGCATTTGACGCAGTGGGTGCTTGACCTAATCCATCACAACCAAACACAATTACATGTCGATCTTGGTCTGATACAAGAACTTGTTTAGCAACTCTAGGAACACTAGTTTCTCCAGAATATGTATCTGTAGCACTAAGCTCTTTTGCTCTACCATTTTCTCCAAGACCTAAAGTTTTGTCCCAATAAAATATACCACCATCTCTTGGATTTAATATAAGATCCTCACCAAAATTGTCATGTGACCATAATCTGATCTGTGCTCCAGGCACTGTAACACTTGCTGCGTCACCCCATCCAACAAAATCATTAGCAGAATCTGCATTACCAACTGCTAATCTAACGAGTGTATTATCTGCGTGTGTTGTAGCAGTCGTTCCGCTATGTCCACGAGTTACAGTCATTGTATTGTCATCAGTAGTTGCAGATATAAGCATAAGCTCTTCTTCTACGAGTATTACATCGTTGGCAGTATTCATGCCTGTTTCATCATCTACATCCACGCCAGTTTCACTTGCATCCAATGCCTCGTTTAGTTGTGTTGCTAAAGCACCAGATGTTGTTCCGCTCCACTGACCTGCACCCCAACCAGTTCCACCGACTGTTACATCTAATCCAACATTCAACTGGTATGCACCTACAACGCTAGATCCACCATTACCAGTATCAGATGAATTAGCTGCTACACTTGATGTTATTGTGTAAGCATTAGAACTTATCAATGATGCTATCTGAAACTCTGCATTAAGTATTGTAGCTGTGATTGTACCACCCAAACTAGATGCACCAGAGAATGTTACAAAGTCTTTTTCATTTGCACCATGTGCTGGATCTGTAACTGTTATTGTTGTAGATCCGTTTGTCGCAGAAAAAGTTACATCACCTGCACCAGTTGTTTGTCTTATGGGTGTTATGTCATTAAATGTCTGACCTTCTTCTATATAGTATTTAAGATGCGTTCCAATACCCATGAAATCAGAGCTATCAAGAGCTACCCAGTTGTGTAGTCTTCTAGCACTGCCTAGATACTGATTGGTACTATATTTCTCCCAACCACCAAACTTTTCTGGAAAACCAAACCTAAATCTTACTTTATCACCATCAACAAAACCACCTTCGTTACTATAAGATGTAATGTCAGACACAATACCAGGTTTAAATTTTAAAGCTGTCATAGGCATTATAACGCACTCGTTGATAAAGTTCCTGAATAAGCAGTGGCATTTAATGAGCCACTACCATCACTAATAGGTTTTAAAGCAAAAGGTTGTCCACTTTCATTACTACCAGATATAGTACCAGTTAAACTAAAAGAACCATCTGTTGAATCTCTGTTCGCAGTGCTTGTAGCACCAGCAGATACTGTTGCACTAAACGGATCACTGCCAGATAACACACATGATATTGCTAAATTGTTCGTAAATATAAATCGTCTACCTGCTGTTGGTCCTGTAACGCTTACATTTTTAATTTGATTAAACGCTCCACGACCACCTATAATTGCAACTACTGCTTTACCTGTAGCAGAGTCTATAAACATTTCAATATCAAAACTACCTGAATTACCATTATTCACACCAACTAAAGCATTATTCCATTTCATAAAACGATATGTGCCACCAGCATGAGAATGAGTTGTATTTGTACTTGGTCGTTTTGAAGTGCCACCATCAAATGTGCTTGTACCTCCTGTTCCACCTGAAGTTGATGGACCAGAAATGCGACCACTTATTGGTGTGCCGTCTTCCATAAAAGCATGAGTAAAAGACATACCAAAATCTGATCTATTTATGTTATCAAGTCCTACTCCACCAAAAAGAGTTGTAAAACTTGTAGTATAATATGTTTCATTTACAAGCATACCAGCAGTGCTACCAGTATTTGGTTTAGTTACTGTTGTATTTCCATCACCAAAACTAACACCACCACCAGATCCAGAAGAAGCACCAGAACCTCTGCTATCACTAACTAAAGCAGTATCAAAAGTGTGTGTATCAGTCTGTACATTTACTGTAGAATTATCTGCCTCACTTATTGTGGTTACACCAGAGTTTCCAGTTGAACTTTGTGACGATGTAAATGTTTTAAGCGTGGACTGTATGTTACCACTGCCTTTAAGTTCTAGTGTTGTGCTAGAATTAGTGGTCAAGGGTGATCCACTAGAATTAATTATGTTATTACCATTTGTATCGAGTATTAGTTTTTTATGTGCAGAATTGTTATCCAAACTTAGATTACCATTTATATTATCAGACAATCTAAAAAATTGTATTGGAAGTTTAGTCCTATCACCAGCTTTAGTGTTCAAACTACCACTTGAGTCTACTTCGGTAAATCCTACATTTGATATTAATGGTATTGCCATGTATCACCTAAAATTTAATTGATTCTACAAAAGTAAAAATACTTCCGTTCTGATTTATCGCTATTGCAAAAGATACCGAACTGCCAAGACTTACACCTTGAGAATTAGATGGATAACTAATTGTTAATGTATTAGATGAACTTGTCTTATCTATAATAATGTACTGACCTATTGCCAAACTACCTATAGCCAAAGTCAAAGCTACGTTGTTACTAGATGTGTCCACTTTCTGATAATGTGATTGTGCCACACTTGGTGTTAATGTGTGCGTAGCTGCTGTTATAGCACTTGGCACTGTTACAAGATTAGCATTAAAATATGTAGAAAATGTCTGCACTTTTGTTTGCTTCATAGTGCCACCGTCATTGGTTACAATGCCATCATCATCAACAATAGCGTCTGTTCCCACAGTTGTACTGCCATCCGTACTATTGTTAATCTCGGTTGCTGTGGAAGCTACTTTTGTTCCACCAAAGGCAAAGCCGTCTAACAAATCAGTTACTTTTGCACCAGATCCTGCACCATCTGCAAATATAAGACCTTTTGATCCAGTTGGTATTGAAACAGTGCCACCTGTTCCATCGCCTTGTTGAAAAGTGGCTGTTTGACCAGAGTTGTTATGTACAAAATACATTTTATCTTGATCGTTAGGTGATATTGTAATTGTGTTTGTGCCAGATGGTGACCCACCTAATACAAGAACCTTATTGCCACCTTCTGACAACGTACCATCACTAGTTGTTAAGGTGGTTTCAGTTCCAGTTAAACTTATAGCTCCAACACCATTTATAGCTCTATCTATTATATCTAGATTGTTGTTTGTAGTATTCCCCCAAGTACCAGCTTGTTCACCAGCACCTATCTTTTCAACCCCTAGATTTGATGTATATGT